CGGCGGGGATGTGTACAACTTCTACGTCTCGCCGCTGTCAGACCAGACGAAGGTGGCCCGGGACATCCAGCAGATGCTGCTGGCGCTGAAGCGCCGCAATGGCAGAGCACCACTCGGGCTCGGTTGAGCCAAGACAACAGGAGGAAACAGAATGGCAATGTACCGCCCCTACATGGTCGACTCGGGCCTGATCTCGGTCGCCGCGACCGGCCTGTCCGCCCCGCTGCTGTACGTGGCGCCGACCAGCACCAACGACCTGAACATCATCGGGATCCGGGTCAGCGTCGAGGCCAGCAGCAGCGCCGTGACCGCCGTGTCGAACTCCGACGTCTACTTCAGCCTCAACACCGTCACCGGCACCAAGGCGGGCGGCGCGGGCGCCACCCCGGCGATCCTCGGCCCGTCGTCGCTGGCGGCCAACACGGTGTTCAGCACCGGCACGACCGCGATCACCGGCCTGACCCAGACCACGGAGAAGTGGGGCGCCCCCGTCCCGTTCACCGGCGGCGCGTTCGACACCGACGCGTGGGAGAACACCGGCCGGGAGATCAACCTGGCCGCGTCGTCCATCTCGGCGTTCTACCTCACCGTGCCGTCCGCGCCCGGGTTCGGCGCCGGCTGGTACGCCCGGGTGATGGCCTGGTTCGCCGAGTAGCCGCCCGCCCCCGTCCCCGTCCCGGCTGACCGCGTTAGGAGGCGGCGTGGCCACGTACTCCCTGTGGAACCAGGCCGCCGAGACGGTCACCGCCTCCGGCGTGGGCAACAACGGGACCAACGGCCTGCACTTCACGGTCAGCGCCGCGGGCGCGCTGGCCGGCATCTGGCACTACAGCCCGTCCGGGTTCGGCCAGACCCAGCTGCCGGTCACCATCGGCCTGTACAACTACTCGACGCAGACGCTGATCCACTCCGAGGCGGCCAGCTGGTCGGGCGCGGCGGGCAGCGGATGGGTTTACGCGGGGTTCAGCTCGCCGCCGTCGCTCGCCCCCGGCACGGACTACATGGCCGTGCAGTTCCGCAACGACTCGGCTGACGGCTGGTTCGTCTACTACAACTCCCAGACCTGGCCGGCGAGCAACGGCCCGATCACCGCGCCGGATGATGCCGGCGCGGGCCAGGGCTGGTTCAACACCGGCACCGCCCTGGCGTTCCCGGCCTCCCAGGACGCCGGCTACCAGTGGTGGATGGACGTCGCGGTCACGACGCCCGGCCCGTCGCAGCCCCGCCCTGCCCGCGGGGGCATGGCGCTGCGCAAGTCGCGCGCGTCCTCGTCGCGCGGCTCTCCGGCGGTCGTCGTCCCGCCGACCCCGTCGCCGTTCGCGCCGCCCCCGAAGGCCGCCAAGGGGAAGGCCGCCGCGGCGAAGTCCCGGCTGCGGTCGTCGCCCGGGGCGCCTGTCGTGCTGCCCGGGGCGCCGTCGCCGTCGCCGTTCACCCCGCCGCCGTTCATCCTGCGCGCCCATGCCGCGATCCGGAAGGCGCGGCTGGCGAGCTCGCCCGGCTCGCCTGCTGTCTTCACCGCGGGGGCGCCGTCGCCGTTCGCGCCCCCGCGCCGCGCCGTCCGGGGAGGCCCGGCCGCCCGCAAGAGCCGGCTGGCGGCCTCGGCGGGATCGCCGGCCGTCCTCTCGGTGATCTCCGGGCCCTCCCTGCAGCTGCCCGGCAACCTGCTGACCCCCCCCGACTGCGACTTCGGGACCTGGACCGGCGACTGGACCGCCGGGGGCAACACCGCCGTCGCCCAGTCGGCGTCGGCGGCGTTCTACGGGCCGGCGTCGATGTCGCTGGCCTCGACCGCGGCCGGGTCGGTCACCGCCGTCTCCCCCTACCTGCGCGCCATGCCGTCGGCCGGCTACATCGCCAGCGGCTACCTGTACGCCACCGCCTCCGGCCGCACCGGGACGATCGCCCTGACCTTCTACAACTCGTCCCTGACCAGCCTCGGCACCGTGACGGGGGCCTCCGTCGCCCTCGCCCAGGGCGCGTTCGCGCCCGTCGTCGCGAGCGCGCCCAGCCCCGCGGGAACCGCCTACGTCCGGGTCACCGTCACCGCCTCCGGGCTCGGCGCCGGGGAGACCGCGTTCTTCGACCTCGCCTACTGCGCCGCCGCCCTCGCCCAGTTCCTCGCCGCCTGGTACACCCAGCCCGGCGCCGCCACCCCCGTCTGGGCCGACATCACCCCGTGGGTCCGCGCCGACAAGGGCGTCACCCTCACCCGGGGCCGCGACGACGAGGTGTCCGAGTCGCAGGCCGGCAAGACGACCCTCACCGTCGACAACACCCTCGGCTGGTTCTCAGTCGGCAGCACGGCGTCGCCGTGGTACCCGAACGTGCTGCTGGGCCGGCGGCTGCAGGTCAACCGGCCCGACGAGACCGGGGCATGGCACACCCGCGCCGACATGCGCCTCACCGACCTCCCCGTCCAGTGGGAAGGCGGCCCCGCGCTGGAGTCCCTCGTCCAGGCCGGCGCCTCCGGCCTCCTCGCGAACGTCGGCCGCCTCCCCGAGCTCCGCACCATGCTGGAGCAGGAGATCCTCCTCGACGCCCCGATGTGCCTCTACACCCTCGCCGACCCGTCCGGGTCCGCGACCGCGTCCGACTCCTCCGGCAACGGCGCCGCCCCCCTCATCCAGCGCGCCTACGGCAGCGGCGGGGCGCTCGCGTTCGGGACCGGCACCGCGATCGTCGAGGCCGGCAGCCTCAACGGCAGCAGCCCCGTCACCAGCCTGCTGCTCACCCCGCGCAACACCGGCGCCGCCGCCGCCGACCAGAACGACGTCCAGCTCGAGGGATGGCTCCCCCAGCCTGTCACCACGACGGCCGGGTTCACGTTCGAGATCTGGAGCTCGGGCGTCGACTACGCGTTCAACGCCGAGAGCGCGACGTGGTTCGCGATCACCCTCGGCAACCCGCGCACCGGCCAGATGATCTCGATCGGCATCACAGGCGGCAGCCCGTCCGTCGTCCCCGCGCTCCAGCTGGCCTGGACCTCGAACCAGTACTCGGCCGCCCCGGTGTACGCGACCGCCACCCTGAGCAACGCCTACAGCGGGTTCCCCGTCTACCAGCCGGGCATGTTCGCCGTCACCGTGTCCGGCGGCACCGCGACCCTCTGGTACAACGAGGGCGACACCATGCAGGCGGTCGGGAGCGTCTCCATCCCGAACGGCATGGAGTTCACCTACCTGACGGTCGGCGGCCCGCTCGGCGGCAACCAGGGCTGGCAGGGATCACTCAACTGCGCCGCCGTCTACCCCGCCGTCCTCACCTCGGCCCGGCTGGCCGACCACTGGCTCGCCGGGTGGAACGCCTACGCCGACGACTGGACCTACCAGATGATCGGGAACGCCGCCCGCTACGCCGGGATCCCCTCGCAGTTCACGGCCTTCCCCACCGCGGGCGTCAGCCGCGTCGACACCTACACCCTGAGCGGGCAGACCCCGCTGGCGGCCCTCCAGGCGTACGAGCAGGCCGACGGCGGCGTCCTCTATGAGAACGCGGCCGGGCAGCTCGCCTACCAGGACCGCACCGCCCGCTACGCCGCGCAGGCCTCGACGGCGACGTACCTGGCGCTGGCGGCGGGGCAGTACGAGCCGGACTTCCTGCCGTCCGCGACCGACCAGTTCCTCCAGAACGACTCGACCGTGTCGACCCCGCTGATCGCCGCCGGGGTCCGCGCCCTCAACGCGGCGTCGGTCGCCGACTACGGCACCTACCCCAACGGCACCCCCCAGTCGCCGGTGTCGGGCCCGTACTACTCGCTGCCGAACACCGGCGTCGTCGCGCCCGCCCGCGGCTCCGACGTGATCGCCGACGCCGCCAGCTGGAACGTCGGCGTCAACTGCCAGCCGGGCCCCCGCTCCCCGAAGGTCACGGTCGACCTGCTGACCGCCCCCGGCGACGGCCTGTCCAAGGCCGCGGTCTACGGCGCCGAGATCGGCACGATGATCAACCTGGCCGGGCTGCCGTCGCAGGCCCCCGGCGGCGTGCGGCCGAACTGGCTCATGATCGAGGGCGTCGCCGAGACGTTCACGATCACCTCCGAGGGCGCCGAGGACACGGTCACGTTCAACACCTCCCCGTCGATGCGGTCGGCGGCGTGGATCGCCGGCGACAGCGCGATGGGGGTCCTGGACTCCACCGCGGTGGTCGGCCGCGGCTCCGACGGCGGCCCCGCCGGCTACGTCGGGCCTCCGTACGCCGTGCCGGCGTTCAGCGGCACGATGAACCTGACGGGGAACGTCGGCGCCGAGGACCTGCGCGGCCTCTGGTTCAACGTGCAGCAGCAGGTCACCCCGCCGTGCGCCCTCGCCGTCCAGATCGCCAACGGGCAGTCGCTGGCGAACGCGACGGCCGCCGACATCATCTGGGACACCCTGTACCTCGACACGGCCGTCGGGTGGACGCTGCAGACCGGGAACGCCTGGTACACCGTGCAGGTCGCCGGGGTGTACCTGCTGGCCGCCTGCGTGCAGTTCACCCCGAACGCGACCGGCGACCGGTCGCTGGTCTTCCAGCAGAACGGCGGCGCGATCGCCGGCGGCGAGGCCGTCGCCACCGCCGGGTCCACGGTCACCACGGGGCTGACCGGCTCCGTCGAGGTGACCTGCTCTGTCGGCGACCAGCTGAAGGTCACCGCCTACCAGTCGTCCGGCGGGGCGCTGACGACGTCGATCTCCGGCGGCGGCTCCTGCTTCTCGATCCTGTTCATGGGCACCTAGGGAGGGATCATGGGGACCATACCGACGATCCCGACGTTCCCCGCCGGCTACGCGGCGCAGGGCGCGCAGCTCGCCGAGCTGTGCACCGCGATCACCTGGCTGATGTCGGGGAAGCCCCTGACCCTGCTGGAGCAGCAGACCGCCCAGACGCTCACCACGGCGACCCTCACCGCGGTCACCTGGGACACCAGGATCACCGACCGGGACTCCGGGTGGGCCTCCGGATCCGACACCCGGTACACGGCGCAGACCCCCGGCTACTACCTGCTGGCCGCCAACGTCCAGTTCGCGAGCAACGCCACCGGCGCCCGCGTCATCGTGTTCCAGGTCACCACCGGGTCCGGCAACCCGGCGGGGCCCGGGGTGACGACCCAGTTCGGCCGGGCCGGGATCGCCGCCGTGTCCGGGGCGGCGACGTGCGCGTCGTCGAAGTCGCTGACCCCGTACATGTACGACGGCGACTACGCCCAGGTGCTGGCCTACCAGTCGTCGGGCGGGAACCTGGCGACGACGACCCCGAGCAACCTCAGCGTGACGATGGCGAGCGGCTGATGGCGACGATCCCGACGGTGCCGACGATCACGACCGGCCAGACGCCGAGCATCGCGACCCTGAACCAGCTCGCCGCGTGCGTGTCGTTCGTCTACGCGATCCCCGCGTTCGCCACCCTGACCGGCAGCCAGACGCTGACCACGGCGACGACGACGGCGCTGACCTGGACGACGGGCACCGACCGCGACGGCGGCCACTCCAACTCGGTGAACCCGACCCGGTACACGGCGCAGACCCCCGGCTACTACGACCTGAACTGCGAGGTCGCGTTCGCGAGCAACGGCACCGGCCGCCGCTACGCCTACTTCCAGATCACCACCGGCAGCGGCAACCCCGGCGGCGCCGGGAACATCACCCAGTTCGGGTACGTCGCCGCCGACCCTGCGGCGGCCCTCGTCGCGCACCTGTCGCTCGGGGGGCTCAGCCGGTACCTGTACCTCGGCGACTACCTGGAGGTCTACGCCTACCAGAACAGCGGCAGCAGCCTGAGCACGGCGACGTGCTACTGGCAGCTGGTGCTCGAGAGCCTCGGCCCGTGACGACCTACATCAGAGATGAGGCGAAGTGAAGTGGCTGCAGACAGCCTGGCAGCTCGCAAGGGACATCCTGCTCACGGGCACGGGGCTGTGGCTGATCGTGAGCCAGTCCGTGGCCCGCGACCCGTCGCAGACGCTGATCGTGGCGGGCCTGGCGCTGCTCGTCCCGGCGATCGGGGAGCACGCGCACAACGTGCTCTCTGGCCCCTCTGCGCCCCGTGGTGGCCCCGGCTCGTCCTCGGGGCCTGCGCCTTCGGCGTCGTCATCGCCGTCTGCGCCCTCGCCGCCGCCGTCAGCGGGGGAGGGCACTGATGGCGATGGAGAAGGGTGACCCGCAGAAGGCCATGGAGGCGATGGAGTACCTGGCGCGCGGCCCGAAGGGCGAGCAGGGCACCCGGGGCGACAAGGGGGACCGCGGGCAGCGGGGCGAGGGGATGACCCGGGGCACGCGCCGCGCGGTCGTGTTCCTGCTCGCGATCACGGTGGCGCTGTCGGCGGCGTCGATCCTGTTCACGGTGAGCTACGTGAATTCCAGCAACCGGAAGTTCTGCGAGGTGATCAGCGGGATCGTGCCGGTGCCGCGCCCGGCCGACCCGGCGGCCAACCCGAGCCGGGAGACGGACTACGAGCAGTACGCGCGGTTCGTCCGCCTCGGCCGCTCGCTCGGGTGCGCGCCGTGACGCCAATCGAAATATCTAGGGAGACTAGGCAATGAGCACACTGGCCGGCATCGACGTCAGCAACAACAACGGGACGGTCGACTGGGAGACCTGGCGCGGCAGGATCCAGTTCGCGGGGGTCAAGGTCAGCCAGGGCCTGGACTTCGCCGACCCTGACGCGGCCCGGAACATGGCCGGGGCCAAGGGCATCGGCGTCGTCCGGATGGCGTACCACTTCCTGCTGCCGTCGCTGTCCGGCGCGGAGCAGGCCGACTACTTCCTCAGGCTGGCGAGGGCGGCCGGGCTGGCCGCGGGCGACCTGGTGATGGTCGACGTGGAGGACGCCGACGGCTGCACCGTCAGCGAGATCAGCGGCTGCGCGAGCGACTTCGCCACGGTCCTGCGCATGTCGCTGGGGGCGTGGCCGGTGGCGTACTGCGACCAGGACTTCGCGGAGACGGGCTGCGTGGCGTCGCTGGGCTCGTGCCCGGCGTTCATCGCCAACCCGAGCCGCGTCACGCTGCCGTCGCCGATCGGCCCGTGGCGCCTGGTGAGCTTCGAGCAGACAGGCCAGCGGGGGACGGACCTGGACACCTTCTACGGCACCTCGGCCGAGCTGGCCAGGCTCGCCATCCCGGCGCCGGCCGCGCCCAGGCCGGCGCTGGTGAGCAGGGAGGAGGCGACGGCGGCGCTGAGCGCGATCATCGCGAACGCGGCCAGGCTCGCCGTCTACGTGGCGCAGGGCTAGTCCGGTGAGTCTCTGGATCGACGTCGGGAGCGGGCATCAGGTGCAGCTCCTCGAGGGCGGCGGCGTCCTGTGGGAGCACGACGCGCTGCCGGGCTACTGGCGGCCCCGGCATCAGGTCTCACCGAAGGACGGCGCGACGTGGACTATCGTCCAGCGGGAGCCGCTGACCCTGAGCCCGTCGCTGCACTGCGACCGGGCGATCGGCGGATGCGGAGCCCATGGGTTCGTTCGCGATGGCAGGTGGTCCTAGCACCAGCGCCGCCATCGCCTCGACCTCCGCCGCCGCCTTCAGGTCCCCGGCCGCCACACGCTGGCCGAGTTCAAGAACGGCGGCCGTGATCGTGAGCATCTGCGACCTCAGGTCAGGCGGGCAGGCAGGGGACAGCGGGAACCTCCGGGGCGGGCGGCGCGAGTGCGGGCGGCGCGGGGCTGCATACATGCTGCTGCTACTCGGTAGACCCGAGGCCGGGCACTGCACCCGGCGTTCTTCCGTCGCGCCTTGCAGGAGGCCTGCAGAACTTCCCACTGCACCAAGCCTATCGGCTGGCGACGGCACATGTCCGGGGTAGTCGACCATGCGCGACCGACTGGTGTACTCACCCTGACCTGGGTCCGGATAACTTCTTGCTGTTGATAACAACGGAGCCCAAAAGGAAGGCCCCCGGTTTCCCGGGGGCCTGCGCCCTATCCCTCGGCTATCTGGAGGGCTTCCCTGATCAGCGGCTGGTGGGTGGTGTACATCCGCCCGAGCGCCGCCGCCCGCTCTTCCTCGGTGAGCGCGTCCCAGAGGATCTTCAGCGCCCCGGCGATCTGCTGCTTGGTCATCGTGCTCCCTTTCGCTGTTCCCTGCTGACAAGAACAACGATACCCTCTGGGGGTATCAGAGCGCAAGCGTTCCATCACAATCCGTCAAAAAAAGAACCCGCGCCGGGCCCGGATGATCCAAGTGTCAGCAGGGACCAAAGGGCAGGCGCCGGCGCGGGCCGACTGCCAGGCTACTAGCGCTCGTCCGGGTCCGCGCGCTGCGCCCGCAGCATCTCGATCAGCAGCTCGTCGAGCGTGTGCGCGGCGACCTCGTCGCGAGCCGCGACGAACTGGTCGGCGGCCCCGTCGTAGCGGATGTGCCAGCCGTCCCGCACCGCCAGCTCCAGCCGCCTCCGCTGCGCCGCGACCTCGGCACGGCCGCCGTCCACCGTCCCGCCGCGTGGTCCTGACATCACCGCTCCTCTCCTCGGGGCTGCCAGCGTACATCAACCGTGACCAGGCAGGCTAGGGCATGCCCTGAACTGCTACGGTGGGACCATGATTACCCTGGTCAGGCAGCATGAGCGGATGGAATTCGATCCCGACTCGTCAGACCCGAAATGGCGGCAGATCCTCGGCATCATCCGCGAGGGAATCGCCGACGGCACCTACGCGCCCGGCTCGATCCTGCCGTCCATCGAGCGCATCCGCCAGGAGTACGGCGTCGCCCGCAACACCGCCCGCATGGTCCTCGACGCCCTCGTCGACGAGGGGCTGGCCTACACTGAGCCCGGCAAGGGCACGTACGTCAAGCGCAGGTGACGGTGGTCATGCATATATCTCATCCGATGAGCATGGGAAGGCTCATCTTTCACGGATGAGAGATATATAGTCGGCGCATGACCGACCCGATCCGCGCCGCCGTCTACTGCCGCATCAGCCTCGCCGAGCTCGACGACACCACCAAAGTCGACGAGCAGGAGGAGAAGTGCCGCGCCGTCGCCCGCGCACGCGGCTGGGACGTCGCCCAGGTCTTCACTGACAACAGCAGGTCCGCATGGCAGCGGAACCGCAAGCGCCCCGCCTGGGACGCCATGCTCGCTGACATCGGGGCCGGCCGGCTCGACGCCGTCGTCTCCTACTGGGGCGACCGCATCGTCCGCCAGCCGCGCGACCTCGAAGACCTCCTCGACCTCCGCGACGGCCGCCGCCTGCGCCTCGCGTCCGTCGCCGGCCAGTACGACTTCGACAACCCCGACCACCGCATGATGATGCGGTGGGAGGTCGCCCGGGCCTGCCACGAGTCCGACACCATCAGCCGCCGCGTCACCGACCACAACGCGACCCGCCGGGCGCAGGGCCTCACCCGCAGCGGCGGGCGGGGCGGCCGGGCGTTCGGGTTCGCGACCGACGGCGTGACCCACCTGCCGGCCTACTGGTGCGAGCTCGCGACCCGGCGGGAGGTCAGCGAGGCCGACGTCATCCGCGAGGTGGCCGCCCGGATCCTCGCGGGGGAGAGCCGCGGCTCGATCTGCCGCGACCTGGCCGCCCGCGGCTGGGAGACGACCGCGGGGAACGTCATGAGCCACACGTCGATGCTCGCGATGATCACCCGTCCCAGGGTCGCCGGGCTGATGCCCGACGGCGAGACGAGGGCGGCGTGGGAGCCGGTCCTCGGCCGGGACGTGTGGGAGCAGGTCCGCCTGGTCCTCGACGCGAGGTCGGGGAGCTTCGCCGGGGCGACGAACACGCGGCGGTGGCTGCTGTCGGGGATCGCGGTCTGCGGGCCGTGCGGCCGGCCGGTGCAGATCCAGCCGGCCCACGGCCGGCTGAAGGCCACCTACCAGTGCCGGAGGGCGGACTGCGGGAAGGTGGTGCGCAGCGCGGCGCAGCTCGACGCCTACGTGTCGGGCGCCGTCCACGGGCTGCTGAACGAACCGCGCAACCCCGCGCCGACGGAGACGGACGACGGCCACGCGGCCGAGTGGGTCGCGCTGGGCGGCGAGCGCGCCGAGACCGAGCAGCTGCTGGAGGACTACAAGGCGAGCGCGGGCCGCACGCGGCTGCTGCTGGCCCGCCTCGACCGGATCGACGCGCGGATCGAGGAGCTGCGGTCCCTGGCCGGCACGTCGGCGCAGGACCGGCTCCTCGGCCGCTACCGGGGCATCACGCTGGAGGAGTTCCTGGCGCTGCCGCTGGACGTGCGCCGGTCCCTCGTCGCCGGGGCGGTGACGGTGACGGTGCTGCCCGCGTCCGGCCGCGGCCCGGGATTCCGCACGCAGGACGTCCGCGTCAAGGGGATCTAGCAGGACACGCCGGCCTGGGTGACGTACTGCGCGCCGTTGCCGGTGATCGTCACGTTGTCGACGTAGGTGACGGTCTGGCCGGGCTGCACAGGCCTGGTCAGGGTTTCCTCGTCGAAGCCGGAGTAGGCGCCGCTGGCGTCGCCCGCGTTGACGGTGCACGTCGGAGTGGCCGCCGTCTTGCCGGTGTTGGTCACCTGCACTGTCACGGCCAGGTCGCCGGGGTCGATCACGGCGTAATTCTCGACGGTCGCCTTGAACGAGCCGCTGCTTCCGCCGCCCGACGTCACAGCGTAGATCACTCCGATAGTCAAGGCGAAGACGAGGAAGGTCGCGCAGCCGATAAGCCCGCGCCGGTCCTTCTTCGGCTTGGCGCGCTGCACGGGCGCGGCGCGCACTGCGGGCGGCTGCCGCGGCGGCGTGTACTGCGGCTGTCCTTGGGGCGCCTGCTGGTACTGCTGCCAGGGCGCCTGCTGCGGCGGCGGGGCGCTTCCGGCGCGCTGCCTGTGGGCTTGAGGGTCGTACTGCTGGGGCTGCCATCCGGACATGTCGTGCTCCTCAGGGTGAGGGCTGGCGCGGGAGCGGCTGGCATGCCCTGGCCTGCCAGCGTGGAGGAAACGTACCATCCAACCGTAAAGATGATCATTGGATTGCCGGGAAAGTTCAAATTTTCCCAAACGTGAGCATTGCGCGTGCTACTACTCGGGGGTAGCGTCGCTTCTCGCGCTGCATTCCCGTTTGCATCGCGCGCCACACCAATTAATCCTGTGGGGGGATATTGTGCCTGGGAATGTCCGCATAGTCCGTAATGTGCTTTCCGGTGTCGCCGGCGTTCTGCTGGCGGCCGCGGTCGCGGGCATCGGGGCGCTGCCGGTGCGGGCGCTGGTCGTCGTCCTGGCGCTCGGGTCCACGTCGGCTGTCTGCGCGCTGCTGTGCTGGCTGGAGGGCAGGCGGGAAGACGACGTCAAGCGGCCGCTGGTGCGCGAGCTGGTCGACGCCTACCTCGACGAGCAGCGGCCTACGCGGCTGGCTTCCCGTCGGTCGTCCTGAGTTTCCGCAGGCGGCGCTCCCTCATCGCGGCCAGCAGCTCCTCGGCCTCCTCTGGCGATTCGGCCAGGCGCCGGATGTCCGCCTCGACCTGCGGGTCGATGAGCGGCGGCGCGGGCGCGGGATCTGGCTCCGCCCATGGGAAGCCGAACGCCTCTACCAGCTCGCGCGCCTGGGCCGCGTAGCCGCGCCGCCACAGGGCAGCAGCGAGCGCGTAGACAGACCCGTAATCCGGCTGCGCCTTGTCTCCGCGCATCCACCTGTAGATGGTTGAGCGGTGCAGCCCGGACCATTGGGTCATCTTCTGGACGCTTGCCCCGTTGTCCTTGAGTGCCGCAAGGACAGTCATCACACGGGTTTTGTCCCATGTTTGTCGCATGCATGAACAGTACCTTTGTCGCAGCGATGCGAAACGGATTCGGGGCAAAATTACAGGGCTGTAATTGTCGCTTCCATAGAAACAACCGGCCCCACCGCGCGCCTGAAGGGCAGACAACCGCTGGCAAACGCTTGCGTCGCGCCGAAGCGACATGTAGTGTCGCTTCCATGGAAACTACATCGACGCCAGTGGTCCGGCTCAGGCTGGACGCATGGCGGGCGTGGATGGACCGCCTGCAGCTCGCCCGCGTCGAAGCGCAGGCCGAGCACATCGGCGTCAACCGGCAGCACCTTTACAAGATCATCGCGGGGGCCGTCGCCCCCGGCGAGCAGTTCATCGCCGCGTGCCTGGCCAAGTACGACGGCACCTTCGAGGAGCTCTTCGAGGTCGCGGAGGCAGCGTCGTGATCTGCCGGACCCTCGACGAGATCTACGCCGCAGGGGCCGAGGCCGCGGCCGGCATGCCGCCGCTGACCCAGGAGCAGGTCGACCGCTTCGCGCTGATCCTCGCCCCCTACCGCCGCCAGCCCGCGCCGCAGCCGCAGGCCGCCTAGAGACACGGCGGCCCCCGCCGCGAGCAGGGGCCGCCACCCGGGCGGGAGACCTCGCACCGGGTTCCACCCCAACCCTAACCCAGGAGACCCGAATGGAAGTGAAAGACCCCGTCCCCACGGTGAGCATCCCCCTCACGGCCGGGAAGCGCACCATCATGGTGCCGCTCAGCACCCCGGAGGAGTGCGACGCGCTCATCGCGGAGGTGTGCGCGGCCAAGGCGATGATCATCGCGGCCGCAGCGGCGCTCGCCGCATGGCAGAACCCCGAGCCCGTCGACTGCGAGACCGCCGACGACGACGCCCCGGAGACCTGCGGCTTCCGCTACCTCGACGCCGGCGGCACCGCCCGGTCCTGCCAGCGCCGCCCGGGCGGCCGGGTTCACGACGAGCACTGGCAGTACGACGACAACCACAGCATCGTGCACGAAAGCACCGTTCCCGTGATCCCGGCCGGCCTCGCCGTCCTCGACGCGCAGCCGGGCGACGGCGACGAGCCCGGGCCGATGGACGACGACGCCGAGCTCCGCCGCGCCGACGCGATCCGCAACGGAGACCCCTGCGCGTGCGGCCACCCCGCCCGTGAGCACCACGTCAACATGGTCAAGGGCACCCTCACCTACTGCAACGAGTGCGCGATCGGCGACTACTGCGCGGTCTTCACCGCCGCCGCCGAGCCCGAGCCGGGCACGCAGGCCTACGCCGACAAGTACTCGAGCCGGGCCATCCAGCAGGCCTTCGACGAGCCGGTGATCCCGGTGACGCACCTCGCGTGCGGCGACCAGCTCCACGACCAGGGCGCCGCGTACCTCGCGGTCGGCGCGGTCGCCTGGTGCGCGGTCCACGGGAACACCGAGGTCATCAGCGCCGACGAATGGGCCGCCGCCTGGCAGGCCGAAGAGGCCGCCCCCGCGGCTCCGGTGCTCGCGCTCGTCCCCCCGGCGGCCGGCCAGTGAGCGCCATCCACCTCCTCGACGCCCACCCCGGTCACCACCAGGCGAAGCGCCCCCGCCCGGCGTGGCTGACCGCCCTCGCCTCCTGGTGGGCCGGCGTCGCGCGCTGGCTGCGGACGGCCGGGCCCGTCGGCCGGGCCCCCTATGCCCCGGCACCCGAAGCTGCGGAGTCCGGGTGCTGGCAGGAGCCACTGGAAACGGCTCCTGCTGCGGGGGCCGCCCCCGTCATCTCCGAGACGGGGGCGGTCCGCGCCGAGCCGCTGCCCGGCGACGCCGCGCAGGCCTGGCCGCCGCCGCCGCCCGAGTCGTGGCCGTACCCGTCGTCGGGCGTTCCCGTCCTCGTCCCTCGCCGCCAGGACGACGGCGTGTTCGTGGCCACACCCGACGGGTGCGAGCTGGTGCCGCGGCCGCGGTTCAGCCGGCACCCCCCGGAGACCGCCTGCGACATGCCCGCCGTCCTCGTGCCCCGCTACCTCGACGCCCGCCCGGGAGGCACCGAATGAGGCGCGTCGCCCGGGCCCTCGTCCTGGCCGCCGTCATCATCCTGGTCATCGTGTGGGCGCTCCTCGCGGTCGGCGGGGCGAAAGGCGCGGTCGCCCCGGCGAGCGACGTCCACCGGTACGGGTCGCCGTTCTGCGCCGCCAACGCCTGGGACTGGACCGTCACCGTGCCCCGCATGACCGTCCACGCCGGCGGGTCGTGCGTGAACGTCCCCGACAAGGCGAAGGCGGCGTTCACCGTCACCAGCCCGGAGCCGGGCACCTTCCCGAACATCGCCAGCGGCTACGAGCTCGGCCTCGACTCCTGCCCCTCGGCCGCCGACCTCCGCCACGGCCTCTGCGACAAGTACCCCGTCCAGCTGGGGAGGGAGGGGGAGCCGTACGCCACCGTCAAAGCCCGGCTCGCCCCCGGCTACCAGGGGAACGTCGCGTTCGACGACTGGTACAGCCCGGCCGCCTCCCGCACCGCCTACTCGGGCAGATGCTCAGCCAGCCTCGGCACCGCCTACGTAGAGGTCATGGTGTGGCTCGCCCACCCGGGCGACTACCCCGGCAGCCCCGGCGACTACTCGACCCGCCTCGACGGCCGCAGGTGGCGGGTCATGACGTGGGAGACCACCACCGACTGCCCCCCAGGCCAGGGCTGGCGCCTCGTGATCTTCGAAGCCCCCAAGACCACCGCCGGCCTCGTCAACGTCCACCACCTCAAACTCAACGCGTTCAGCGGCTACGCGATCCGCCAGGGGTGGATGGGCGGCGACCAGTACCTGACCGCGATCGACCTCGGCTTCGAGATCCACGCCGGCGGCGCCGGCAACGCGATCGACAGCTACTCGCTGACGGGCGGCGCGCGGTGATCTGCCCCGCCGCGGTCATCAGCGAGTTCGAAGCCCGCACCGTCTGGGCCGACCACCCTGGCCACCAAGGGCAGCAGCGCGCCAGGCTCGGCCGCATCGAGGACTACCTCCTCATCAACGGCGACTACCTCAGCGCCGCCGAGGCAGCCGCCCGCCTCGGCGTGAGCGCCCGCACCGTCGTCCGCTACCGCGCCGCCCTCCGCGCCCTCCGGGAGGCAGCGTGACCGCCAACGAGGACTGCCGCTGCGGGCACATCCGCGAAGCCCATCAGCACTACCGCTCCAACGGCAGCACGCAATGCTCCTACACCCGATGCCGGTGCGTCAGCTACCGGGTCACGCTCGGCACCTGGCTCATCCTCGCGCTCCGGCGCCGGCGCGCCCGGAACCAGCCGCCCGCGGGCGAGCTCGGCGACGACATCCACCGCGACGGCACCCCGGTCGCCCTCACCGACGCCGACCTCGACCGGTACATCGCCAGCTGGCGAAAGGAACACGGCCGTGGCTAAGAAGCTCATGAGGCTCTACGTCTGGCAGGGCGTCCTCTGGGACTACACGGCCGGCATGATCGTCGCCCTGGCCCCCGACATGGAGACCGCCCTCGCGCTGGCCCGCGCCAGCGAGTACGGCGACGCGGCCTCGGCCGACATGGGCAAGACGGCCCCCGAGGTCACCGACGTCGGGTGGGTCGCGTCCAAGCCCAAGCTGTGGCTCGTCCACGGAGGCGGCTGACATGCCCGAGCCGCTGCTGTCGATCGTCCGCCGAGGCGAGCACTGCGCCGCCGAATGCGCAGTAAACGGCGGCGACGAGCGTGCCTTCCTGAGATGCGACCTCAAGCCGGGCCACGCCGGGCCGCTCCACTACGACGCCACCGACCGGATCTGGTGGTCAGCCGATGCCTGAATTCACCGGAGTGATCACAGAGCCGGGCCTGTACCCGGACATCCCGGAAAGCGAATATCATAACGACCCTGTCGTCGGCGGCAGCCTGTCCGTCACCAGCTCCAAGCTGCTGCTGCCCCCGTCGGTCCCGGCCAAGTTCAAGTGGGCCCGCGACCACCCGCACGTCTCGACCAGGGCCATGGACCTCGGATCGACCGTCCACGCCCTGGTCCTCGGCACCGGCCCGGAGATCATCGAACTGGACTACGACGACTGGCGCACCAAGGCGGCCAAGGAGCAGCGCGACGTCCACACCGACGAGGGATACCTCGTCATGCTCCGCAAGGACTACCTCGAGGCCAGGGCGATCGCCGACGCGCTGCTCACCCACCCGACCGCGGGCGGCCTGCTCCAGGGCGTCGACCCCGAGGTCTCCATGTTCTGGGAAGACGGGGAATTCGGGATCTGGCTGCGCGGGCGCATGGACGCCATGACGCTCGCCTGGCAGATGCCCACCATCGTCGACGTCAAGACCAGCAAGGACGCGTCGCCCGACGCGTTCGCCAAGAGCGTCGCCGACTTCGGCTACCACAGGCAGGACGTCCACTACCGCGAGGGCCTGGCCGCCTGCCTCGGCTGCGACCCCGGCGAGATCGACTTCGTGTTCGCCGTCGTCGAAACAGAGCCGCCCTACCTCGTCGCCACCTACCGCGTCGACGCGGCCGCGGCCGACGTCGGCCGCGAGCAGAACCGCATCGCGCGCGAGGTCTACGCCGCGTGCGCCGAGTCCGGTATCTGGCCGGGCTACAGCGAGGAAATCGAAGACCTGAGCCTGCCGTACTTCAAGCGGCGGGAGATGGAGAGGCACATCAGTGAGTGGCATGACTAACGGCGCCGTCGCCGTCCGCGACCCCGCCGCGCTGGCCATCAAGCCGGGGCAGACCACCTGGGACGACTTCCAGAACGCCGCGCTCAACCAGCTCGGCCTGAAGAACGCTTCGAATGCCGACCGGGCCGTGTTCCTGCACCAGTGCCAGCGCACCGGCCTGGACCCGTTCGCCAAGCAGATCATGATGATCGAGCGCAAGGAGAAGGTCGACGGCAACTGGGTGTCCAAGTGGACGATCCAGACCGGCATCGAGGGCTGGCGCACCATCCGCGACCGCGCCGAGAAGCGCGAGGGCCTGCGCGGCATCCTGTCCCGCTTCACCTACTACGACGATGAGGACAACGAGCGGAAGGTCTGGACGCGCCGCGAGCCGCCCGCCGTCGTCGAGGTTACCTACACCGTCGTCGAGCGCGGCGGCCGCGAGGTGCCCTACACGTCCCAGCTGCGCTACAGCGAGTACGTCCAGACCAAGGAGATCAACGGGCAGCGCGTCCCGATCGCCCAGTGGGCCGCCAAGCCCGTGCACATGACCGAGAAGTGCACCGAGGCCGACGTCTACCGCAAGACGTTCCCGCAGGACTACGCGGGCATCGAGCTGTCCGACGCGATGCCGCCGCCCGACCCCGACGCGCCGCCGGTCCACGTCCAGTCCGAGTGGGTCCGCGTCACCGCCGAGCAGGCCAGGGCGCGACAGCGCCCGCAGACCGTGGCCTCGACCGCCACGGCCATCCCAGACCCCCCGCCCGCGTCTCATGGAAGCGCACCCAACCCCCCTGCGCCGGCCGGGGACGCGGGCGAGGGGCCCACCCGCGACGAGCTCCTGGCCGCCATCAACGGCCGCCTCGAAAAGCTCGGCGTCGTCCCGGATGAGCGGCGCGGCATGGTGGCGCGCATCGTCGGCCAGGCGATCAGCAGCACCAAGGACCTCACCGACCCCGATGTCCGCAAGGTCGCCGACACCCTCGAGGGCATGGACGACGCGCTCGCGCTCGACGGCCTGCTCGCCGAGATCGCCCTCGCCAACGACCCCCGCGAGGAGACCACCGATGCCGAGTAAGCCCCGCGCCCCCGAACTGGTCATCGTCGACACGCTCAAGGACTGCCCAGGGCGACCTGTTCATCGTCCCGGCCGCAGGCGACGGACTCAGGCAGGCCGCCGCGTTCGCCAACGGCACGCGGACCGAGGTTCCCCCTGCGGGCATTCCGGTGATCGAGGCGGTCGGCTCCGGCCACGAGCACCGCCTGTTCGCCTCCGTGCCGGGCACCGCGTTCTTCACCCCGCTCCGGGGCGGCCAGGACATCGGCGTCCTCGAGTGCACGGAGACCGCCTACCTGCTCCACCCGGAGCACGGCGCGACCGGCGTCGCCCCCGGCAGCTATGTGCTGCGCAGGCAGCGGGAGCAGGCCGACGAAGAGCGCCTCGTCGCCGACTAGGCCCTAAATCCCCTGCTCGTGTGCCTCCTGCCGGTTCTTCCCCACGGCAGGAGGCGCACGCCTACCCGAAGGAGAGACGTTGAGCACCGCGAAGCCGATGGACCCCGACGCCCGGGCGCTGAACTACATCCTGATCTACGACGAGAACGACGACCACCACGCCCGCCGGGACGGCATGACGCCCGCCCAGCGCCGCCGCTGGGCGCACAAGCTGCACCGGGCCGGCGAGCGCTGGCCGGCCGACGGCAAGGGCCGCCCCACGCCCCGCCAGCGCAGGCCCCGTCGTGGCTGACCGAGGCGAGTACATGACGCCGGCCGAGTTCGCCGCCCTGCCCGCCGACGCGCACCACGCCGTGTGGGCCGCGTCCTACGAGGGGCGGATCGACTCGGCCCCCGTATCGCCCACCCAGCCGCACGCCATGCAGGTCTACGACCGCGCCCAGGTCCTGGAGCTGCTGCGCGCGCGACGAGAACCGGAGGTAACCCCGTGAGCGTCTCGAAAATCAAGTCGCCCCTCCCGAAAGCCGAGTCGGGGCTGAACGGCCTTGACGAGATCGCCGCCGAGCTCGCCGCGGCGATGGAGCGCGGCGAGCGGCCCAAGCGCGCCGTCGTCCTCATCGTCGACGTCGGCGAGGTCAAGAAGGAGTACGCCGCCGACGCGGACGGCGAATTCCCGCCCGGCGTCACCGTGGGCCTGCGGATCCGCCGCGCCGAGGCCCTCGAGGGCCGTGACGAGCGCCTCGCGCTGCGGCTCCTGGTCCGCGCCTGGGAGCGCCGCCACGGCCGCGTTCCCCTCCCGCTCGACGTCGACCTGTCCATGCTCCCCGACGACCGCGGTCAGGACGTCGAGGAGTGATCAGCGTCTACCTGCCCGAGCGGGTCCGCGAGCACGTCCGCATGGTCGCGGCCGAGCCGCCGCACCACCCGGAGCCGCACCCTGACGAGCCGTTCGCGCCGGTCTACGACTACAGGCCGCTTGACGGCTACGTCGTCAGCGCCTGGCTGCCCCGCGGCCATGCCGTGGTGCCCCGCTATCCCGACCCGCTCGTGTTCGGGCAGCCGGGGGCCCGCCAGGGGCTCGAGCAGGACGGCGCCGGGATGTTCCGCCGGTGCCACCCGTGCGGGGTGTCCTGGCGCGGCGAGGCGGCGTGCTGGTGCTGCGGGCGGACCACCATTCACGACTACGGCAGCGACTACGTCGCTCCGCCTTTTGGATCGCTCTGCCAGCGCTGTCTCCGACCGCGTCACGATGGCGAGAACTGCGCCTAAGATGCCCCGGTTCCAGATGGACGACTCCCTATGCAATGACCCGGCTGTCATCCGGGCCGGCACGGCGGCGTTCGGGCTCTACGCCCGGTGCGGTGACTACGTGGCGCAGCAGCTCTTGGACGGCTTCGTGCCGTCGGAGGTTGCTACCCAGTGGGGCACGCCCGAGTGGGTCTCGAAGCTGACCGCTGTCGGCCTCTGGGAGACAGTTCCGGGTGGTTGGCGGATGCCGCGCTACCTGGACGACAACCCGTCGAGAGAGAAGGTGCTGGCCGATCGGGCAGCTAAGGCCGAACGGCAGAGAAAGTGGCTCGAAAAGCAGGCTAAGGCCAGCTCAGGACAGAGACGCACCACTAGACCGTCTAGAGACGCGTCTCAAGACGTATCAGTAACGCCTCTAGTAGACCCGCCCCTTCCCCCTTCCCTAACGGGAAGGAAGGGGGGCGCGCCGCTTCCAGCGGCCGGCGCGCGCCCCGACAGCAGGCCCGTGGCCGAGGTTCTCCGGACCGGAGTCGAAAACGGCCACAGGCCCGCATCGCCCAGGGCTCAGGCCGCTGCCGCCGCCGCTGCCCGCGAAGCCCTCGCCGCCAAACGGAAGCCGCCGTTATGGTCCAGCCGAATTCCGGAAACTGCTTCCGCTGCGGCGAACCCGGCCACTGGGCCGACCGCTGCCCGCTAGCAATACCCGCCACGACCAGAGAGGAACACGAAGCGCGGATAGCCCGCATCCTCCAACGCTGGCACGACTGGGAGACAACCGGAATGACCACCCGCGACAAACAGCGGCTAATCAGGGAGGAAAACGAAATGTGGAACGGAAAGAAAAAGACAGGAGCGAGGAAATGAGCGAGGAAATCATCACCTACGGCCAGATCGCCTACGAGGCCTACCGCTCGCACACCAACGGCAAGTCGCTCGCGGCCGGCGACTCGATCCCGGTCTGGGACGACCTCGACGAGCGCATCCAGGCGGCCTGGGTCATCGCCGGAGCCGCCGTCTCAGACCAGGTGATCGCCGACGGTGTCACCATGACCCCGATCGGCTACCAGGGCGCGGCGCAGCACACGTACACGACCGCATGCGACGGCTTCCACGAGCCCGGCCAGTGCCCGACCTCGGAACGGCCCACCAGGCACGTCGTCGGCGACGATGACGACCCGTGGGCCGAGGCCAACGCCGCAGGCGCGCTGTGAGCGGCGGGCGCGACCTCCAGGCCGAGCGGGACCACGCCGAGTGGCGCGGATGGTTCGAGGCGCAGGGCTACACCGACGGCAACTTCGAGGCCGACTCGATGGCCGAGGCGTTCCTCGGCGGCATGCAGGCCCAGCGTGACCTTGACGCCGCGCAGCAGCCGCAGCCTGTGAGCGGCGGGAGCGCGGACGGGCCGACGCTCGGCCAGATCGGCTACGAGACGTTCCAGGCCGCCCGCTGGCCGAACGACCCCGGCACCGGCTGGGACCACCCCGCCGCCGCCAAGGCCCGCCCAGCGTGGGAGGCCGCAGGAGCCACAGTCGGGGCCCACGCGATCGCTCGCCTCGAGCGCGGCGAGCCGAAGGCGGCGCCAGAGCTGCAGGCCGGCCCGTGCCCGTTCGACGGCCACGACGGCGACCACCTGCGCCTGAACACCCACGGGCACTGGCTGTGCGCCATCACGCTGACCAACATGCTCGTCGCCGCCGACGTGATCACCGACCCGCAGCCCGCGCCCGGGCTCGCCGCCGCCATGGCCGAGAACGCCAGGCTCCGCAAAGTGCTCGAGCGGCTCGCCGACGAGGACACCTGCGTCCTCGACGATGGCCTCGGCGGAGGCGCGGCCGAAGAACTCCACGTCCGCGCCAGCCTCGCCAGGCAGGCGCTCGGCCAGGAGATCCTCTGCTGCACCGAATGCATGGTCAGCCTCGGAATCGACGAGGACGAGGACGAGGACGAGGACGAGAACCAAAATACATAAGGAGCGTATATAGATGGACGTCGGAGAAACCCTCAGCCGCGACTGGCAGGCAATCCGCCACCCCGGCCACCACCCCAACAACCCGCAGGAGCAGCGCATGTCACGCATCACCGAGGCCAGGAACGCTATCGACCACGCCTCGCAGCAGCTCGCCGCCATGGCGGCCAACCCGCTCGCCGACGCCATCGCAGACGCGGGCATAGGCGCGTCATTCACCGCGAAAGACGTGCAGCTCGCCCTGGCCATGCTCGGCGCGATCGACAAATTCGGGCCCGGCACGAATCCCGCGCCGCTCACGCCGCAGACGCCAACGCAGGCGACGCAAGTCCAGCCGCAGCAGACACAAAATATATAAGCAACGTATACAGATGCCGAAAAGGTGGTGCATCGGATGCGGCAGGCTATTCGACCGCGACCTCACCGGAACGCTCCGCTGCCCAGCCTGCCAGCCAGCAGCAACCGCAGCGCGCAACACCAGGGCCAACACCACAGCACGCGGCTACGGCAGCCAGCACCAGGCGGAGCGAGCACGCCAGCTCCAGGCCTTCACGCCAGGCCAGCCCTGCGCACGCTGCGGCAAGCCCATCACCACACCAGACCAGGCCGACCTCGGCCACACAGACAACCGCGCAGGCTACCGAGGACTAGAGCACGCAGCCTGCAACCGCGGCGCTGAATCACCGCGCAGGAAACGGAGGAAAAGATGAGTCGCCGTCGTCCGCGAAACTGCGAGATCTGCGGCGCAGAATACCGGCCGACGTATGGCGCTCAGCGCACCTGCGGTCGCTCGTGCGGCGTGACGCTCAGGCGTGCCGAGCACGATGGATACGGCGGCCCGCCGCGACGGATCTGGCCTACGAGCAAGATCAACTATCGCAACTGCGCCAACTGCGGCAAGCTGTTCGTCGCGCGACACGCGAACCGTAAGAACTGTGGCGACGACTGCGCTTACCAGTCACTCAAGCAATCCATCATCAATCGCTACGCAACCAGCCAATCGTTCAGAGACCGTGTACTCAGCGCGGCGCACGCAAGGCGAGCAGACAGCCTCGGCCTAAGCAGCAATCCGATGCTGCTCGGCTATCTCATACGACGCGATCACCGTCGCTGCGGCATCTGCCGCAAGCAGGTCAAGGCGCTACGTGGTCCAATGCGAGCGAGCATCGACCACATCATTCCGCTCAGTCGAGGCGGCCTACATGAGCTTACAAACGTCCAGCTTGCTCACTACCGATGCAATCTAGCCAAGAACAATCGCGGTAGTGGTGAGCAACTCATGTTGATCGGGTGATGACCATGTATGTGAGTACGCACAGTAATATCGGACATTGCGGTACATATGTATCTTTTAGGATTTCAGATGCTGCATGACCCGCTCGCCCCGAAACTTTTGCCGTGGTACCTCGAAACGTCGTTTTTTTGCCAGGGCTGACCACCCTGCGTAGCCGAATCAATTCCCTATAGTTTAGTAGGAAATAGCGGGGTGTGACCATGCTGACCGTCGTGACCGGACCTCCGTGCTCGGGCAAGAGCACGTACGTGCGCGAGCGCGCCCGGCCGGGCGACGTCGTGATCGACTTCGACGTCATCGCGCAGGCGCTGGGCTCGCCCGATTCCCATGATCACCCGCGGGCCGTCCGGGCGGTGACCCGGGCCGCGTGGTGGCCGGCCGTGCAGGAGGCCATCACCTGGCACTGCCGCGGCGCGCGGGCGTGGATCGTCGACACGGCCCCGACGGCGCACCGCGGCGAGTGCTATTACCGCGCCGGGGCGCGGTTCGTGCGGCTCTCCGCGCCGGCCGCCGAGCTGGCGCGGCGCGCTGAGGCGCGGCGCGCTGAGGCGAGGCGCGGGTTATGCCCCGCACGAAGAAGCCGCCGGGCCAGGCCGTCGACCGGCGCAACGGCCGCCGCGCCGAGCTGGAGGGCCAGGCGCTGGAGAAGTTCCCGCTGCCGGTGAAGCGGCCGGCGATCCGGACGCGGCGGGTGTGGGCGGCGCTGTGGGACGACCCGGTGTCGTCGGTGCTGGCGCTGGTGGACCGGGAGATGGTGATCCGGTGGATCACGAGCACGGACGCGTGGATCACGGCGCTGGGCAAGGCCGAGCTGGAGCCGGTGTCGAGGGGCAGCATGGGGCAGGAGGTGCCGTCGCCGTTCTACGCGATCGCGAAGCAGCACCTAGACGAGATCGAGAAGTGCGAGCAGCAGCTCGGCGTCGGGGCTTTGAACCGGGCCAGGCTTGGCTTGACGATCACGACGGCCCGCCGGTCGCTCGATGACCTGAACCGCGATTTCCTGGAGGCGGGCGATGAGCCAGACCCCCGGCTTGGCTGAGTCAGGCCAGACCCGCGATGAGTGGCGCAAGCAGCACGCGGCTGAGATCGACTTGGCGGACTGGGCCGAGCAGAACGGGCGTCGTGATGATCTTGTCCGGCAGGCGATCCGGCTTGGCGTCAGCAAGCACCGCATCCACGTGATCACCGGCATCGCGCGCACGACGATTGACCGGATCGCCGCCAATGGCTGACCCGGGCTGCCCTGACTGCGGCTGGGCGCCTTCGCCGGGGGCGCTGTGGCCGTCTGAGGGCGCGCTGGCGGTGAGGTGGATCGAGAAGTACCTCGTCCTCGGCGAGGGCGACTGGTACGGGCAGCCGGTGCGGCTGCGGAAGGACCAGAAGCTGTTCCTGATGCGCTGGTACGAGTACTGCGGCCGGTGCTGGTACTGGCGGTATGACGAGGCGCTGCGGGGGGCGGCGACGGGCGACGGGAAGACGACGTTCGTGGCGGCGATCCAGTGCCTGGAGATGTTCGGGCCGCCGCAGATCGCGCCGCTGTCGCCGAACATCGTGAACGCGGCCGCGTCGTTCGAGCAGGCGGACCTGCTGTTCGGGACGGCGGGCCTGATGGTGGGGGGCCGTGACCAGATCATGGCGGACGCCCCGCTGTGCGGCTACGCGGAGGTCTACGACACCGAGATCCGGTTCTCCGACGGCCGGCCGGGGGTGATGCGCCGGGTGGCGGCGGTCGCGGGCACGAACGAGGGCGGCCTGCCCAGTCTGTTCGTCGGCGACGAGCTGCACGAGTGGGGGGAGCTCGGCAGCGGCAAGGCCCGCGTGCACATGGTCATCGGGAAGAGCACGACGAAGCGGCGTCTTCAGTGCCGCATTCCGCTGCAGGGCGGCGGATTCAAGACCGTAAGCCGGGGGGCGGGCCGCAAGCTGGGGATTTCCACCGCTGGCTTCGACGTCGACATGAGCCTGCTGGGCGCGATGTACCTGCACGGGAAGCGGGCGGCCCACGACCCGTCGCTGGCGCCGCGGCTGCTGCTCGACTGGCACGAGGCGCCCGAGGGCCTGGACTACGCGAACCCGGAGCACCGGCGGATCGCGGTGCGGGCGGCGAGCGAGGCGGCAGGGGTGCTGTGGGACGTGGAGGCGCGGGTGAGGGAGTGGGACAAGCCGGGCGTGCAGTCGCATGAGTGGATCCGCTACTACGCGAACCGGTGGGTGGACGTCGCGGAGGAGTCGTGGCTGGCCGATCACCCGGCCGCGTGGGGCGAGTGCGAGGGCAAGTGGGGGCTGAACGGCGACGAGCAGGTCGTGATCGCCATCGACATGTCGCTGAAGCGGGACTCGACGGCGGTGGTGGAGTGCACGGAGCTGGAAGACGGCCGGATCGCGGTGACGGCGAGGATCTGGAACCCGGGCGACGGCAAGGTCGACCACAAGGAGGTTTTCCAGTACATCAAGGACCGGGCGCGCGAGCTGGGCGGCCGGCTGGCGGCGGTGACGTACGACCCGCGCTATTTCGAGCTGGCGGCGCGGGAGCTGGAGGACGAGGACGACCTGACGGTCATCGAGTTCGACCAGTGGGTGACGATGGTGAAGGCGACCGGGGAGGCGTTCGACCGGATTATCCGGAAGCGGATCGTGCACGCCGGTGATAAGGAGTTGTCGCGGCATGTGCGGAGCGCGGTGAAGAAGCAGCAGGAGCGGGGGTTCACGTTGTCGAAGAACAAGTCGCGGTGGAAGATCGACGGAGCGGTGGCGATGTGCATGGGGATCTGGACCCTGTCCCAGGTGACGAGCATTGAGGACACATTCTGGTGAGCAAGACCGGCGATCACCCTCGCGGCAACTACTGGTTCGCCGACCGGCTGGCCGAGGACGAGCCCGGCTATAACGCGCAGTTCCCGTGGCGCGTGTTTATCCAGCTCCCGGGGATGGTTGATCATCTCGACATGGGATTCCAGACCGAGAATGCCGCCGAGGAGTTCATCCGCAATGACATCTTGGGCGCGGGCGCCGATGTCAAGGGCTGACCTTCGCCTCCGCCTGGCGATCCGCGCCGCGAAGGTCGCCGGCACGGTGGTCCGGATCGTCCGCGGCCCCGGCCGGGCGCTGCCGGGCATCGCCGGGGCGGCGGCGGTGTCGGTCGGCCTGGGCGAGGTGGCCGGGCATGTGTTCGGTCATCACCTGGCGCCGTGGGTGGCGCTGCTGACGGCCGGGGTGCTTCTGATGTGGGTCGGCTACGAGATCAACAGGGCGCCGAAGTCTGCGCCGCGTGATCCTGAAGGCTTGTAGAAGACCTACAATGTGTCATTCTTGGCTTTGTAGGTTTCCTGCACGCTGGTGTCGCTGGGAGTTGCAGAAGTTGCAGGCCGGGACGAGGTTGGACGGGTCATTGTTCGACGGGTTGAAGTCGAGATGATCCACGTTCAGCGCGCCATCTGCCGCAGGCCCCATGCCGATCAGCCAGCGTACTTTCTTGCCGCACCAGTGGCAGCGGTGCGGGCCGGGGCCGATCGCGTCGTACAGCACCATGCGGTGCAGGTAGACCAGCCCCCGCTTGTCCGCCAGCGGGTGCCGTGCTCCGATGGTGACGTACCCGTCGGCTCGGATGGTTCCGGTGCCGCGCACGCGCCGCACCCGCACTGTCGGGTCTCCGTGGGTGCGCAGCGCGCGAGAGTGCGACGAGCACAGACCCCAGCGCCGTGCCTGCTCGGCGCATCCTTCGACCTCGCACAGGCCGCTCGGGCGCTTCGTCCGGCCGGCCAGCGGGTCACCGTAGAGCTTGAACTTCCGGTAGTGCGCCTTGCAGTAGCCCTTGGCTTCGAGCGGCTTGCCGCAACCTTCGATGGAACACATAGGCACCATTGTAGGGGGAGGTGAGGCCTTCTCCATGGGAATCTTCGTAAACACTGGTCAGCGCGAGCGACGCGCGCTCACGTTCATTAGTCCACCCGTTGGGGCCTATTTACACTCAGGCGCTGCAGGACCGGTCGGCGGGCGACCCCGAGGGCGCGATGCGCAACTCGGCGGTGTGGGCGAACGTGAACCGGATCGCGGGCAGCATGGCGATGATGCGCCCGCAGACGTACCGCGGGCCGGGCCCGGGCAACGCGGGCCAGGCGGTGAAGACGACCGTCCCGGACATGCTGATCAGGCCCGCGTCGGACGCGGGGATGTTCGCGTGGACGTACATGGAGTGGGTGTCGCTGCTGCTGCGCGGCAACGCCTACGGGCTGATCCTGGACCGCGACCGCCTCGGGTACCCGACTCAGGTCGAGCTCCAGCATCCCGACCAGGTGAGGGTCCGCAAGCTCGGCGACGGCAGCTACGAGTACCGGCTGCGGAACGAGGTGATCGACCCGTCGGTGCTGTGGCACCGGGCGGTCAACCGGATGCCGGGGTCGCGGGTGGGGATGTCGGCGATCCAGTACGCGAGCAAGTCGACGATGACGGCGCAGTCGGCGGAGCAGTTCGGCCTGTCGTTTTTCCAGGACGGCGGCCACCCGTCCGGTTTGCTGACGAACAAGAACGCGAACCGGATCAGCCAGGATCAGGCGAGCCGGATCAAGGAGGCGTTCCTGGCCGCGACGAGCGGCAGCAGGGCGCCGGTGGTGATGGGCGGCGGCTGGGACTACTCCCAGATTCAGGTGAGCCCGCAGGACTCCCAGTTTCTGGCGGTGATCGAGGCGAAGGGCGCGGACATCTGCCGGTTCTTCGGCAACAACCCGGTGCTGTTCGGCTACGGGGTGGCCGGGTCGAGCCTCACCTACCAGAACGTGGAGCAGTCGCAGATCGACTTCCTGACGTACCCGATGACGCCGCACATGATCCAGCAGGAGGAGTGGCTGACGGAGTTCGTTCCGCGGGGCCAGTACGTGAAGCTGGACGCGTCGCCGCTGCTGCGGACGGACCTGCTGAGCCGGTTCACGGCCTACCACATGGGGATCGGGTCGCGGATGTTCACGCAGGACGAGATGCGGGAGATGGAGGACTACGCGCCGCTGACGGCCGCGCAGAAGGCGGAGATCGACGCGCTGGTGACGCCGACGCCGCCGCCGGTGCTGCCCGTCAGGCAGGGCGAATGATCCCCGACTTCGAGGCCGTCCGGTGGCATCACACGGCGAAGACGGCGCACAAGGCGAAGGACCGCCACAAGCCGCACCGGATGTCGAGGGCGGCCAGGGCCCGGCTGAAGGCCGAGGACAAGAAGAAGGCTCACGAGCACGCCGGCGAGCACGCGCGCGAGCGCAAGGAGACGGCGGCCGGCAAGGCCAGGGAGCGGGCCGGGGCGAAGCGGGCCGACCACGCCGACAAGGCGACGGCCGAGAAGAAGACGACCGCCGAGAAGCCGGACGGCTACGAGAAGAAGACCGCGCCGGCCGCCTCGCGTTCGGGGGCGCCGAAGCAGGCCAAGACGGCGAAGGCGGCCCACAAGCCGCACAACGGCACCGCGCACCACGAGCAGTACAAGTAGGGAGGGCCGGACATGGCCGACATGAGCGCCGCCGACATCAACGACCTGCCGGACTCTGATTTCGCCTACATCGAGGACGGCGGGACCATGGACTCCGAGGGGAAGACGACACCGCGGTCCAAGCGCCACTTCCCGGTCCACGACGCGGCGCACGCTAAGAACGCGCTCGACCGGCTGCCGACGTCCCCGTTCGGCGACAAGGCACGGCCGAAGGTGCTCGCAGCCTGCAAGAAGTTCGGTATCGACGTGAGCGAGTCGAAGGCTGCGCAGCGCGATCCGGCATGGGAGCAGCGCCGCCGCCGGTGGGCGGGCTCGCTGCGCGGCCACTCGGGCCGCCGGTCGATGCGGCTCGCCACGGGCTGCATCGAGGTGCGGGCCAAGCCGGACGGGACCGGCGGGACCAACTTCCAGTTCCTCGGCTACGGCTCGACGTTCAACGAGCCGTTCAAGATGTGGGACCCGTGGGGCGACGAGTACGACGAGGACGTCGCGCCGGGCGCGTTCACCGAGTCGCTGAACCAGGCCGACCTCGACGTGCCGTTCCTCGTGGGCCACAACGACGCCGGCATCCCGATGGCCCGGACCACGAACGACACCCTGCACCTGTCGCAGGACTCCCGCGGGCTGTCCGTGGACGCGCTGATGTCCGGGCGGCGCTCCGACGTCCGCGACCTGGCCGACGCCGTGGAGCGCGGCGACATCAACGAGATGAGCATCGGCTTCGTGACGCGCGGGCAGGAGTGGTCGCCGGACTGGTCGACTCGCCGGATGACCAACCTCGACCTGCACCGCGGGGACGTGTCGGTGGTGGCGCTGGCGGCCAATCCCGGGACGCGCGGCGCGACCATGACGGCGCTGCCTATCTCCGAGGCGGTGTCGTCGTCTCGCGTGCTGGAGTTCCGGGCGCAGGCGGAGATCACGGACCTGAGCTCGAGCCCGGACTTCAACCTGGCCCCGGTCAACGGCCAGAACGCGGCCAAGTGCCCGTACACGAAGCGGAACGGCTGCGGTCAGATGTGCTCCGGTGGCAGCAAGTTCTGCCCGAACTGCGGCGGGGCGCTGTACGACTCGGACGGGTCGATCGTGCTGGACGACTCCGGGGTGACCGAGGAAGTAGGGGCGAGCGGGGACGCGGACCTGCTGTCGCGGCGGCTGCGCCTGCTAGAGCTGGCGTAGTAGAGTTCGAGGCTGCGCGCGATCGCGGTGGCCGCGCTGGCTGGGGCCGCTCCGGCGGCTGGGCAGATCCAGTGCGGCTATCGCGCGGCGTGGCGCCTTTGGGGACCCTATCTCCGCACACGGCCGTGTGGGCGCCTTGCGGGGCCGGCCGCCATGTTGGCGACGGCAGCGGCGGGCTGGACGTCGTGCCCTCACGGGCTCGCGGGTTCGATTCCCGCCCGGCCCCGCACCCGTAGACTTATCGGGCTGGCACGGCAGCCCTGCGGTAACCCCGCTGCGAGGCCCTAGGACCGAAGGGCCGGGATCGGTCAACAGTGCCGTAACCGTGCGGTCCAGCTCAGCCCCCGTGGCCACGGGGGCTGAGTCATCTTCGGCCCCTAGTTGCCAAGCGGACTTTACCCCGCTTATCCTGGCCTGGAATCGGGAGTAGAAGTCCCGGACAGCCCTTCCCCGCAGCGCATGCGGCCCAAGGGCGGGTCCCCACGGAAACGACCGGCGTTATCCGCCGTCCGTGAGGGGCCTTTTCCATGTCCGGCTATGCCGACCTCGTTACCCGCCTGAAGGAAACCCGCAAGCAGGCCACCGACGCCATGAAGCTGGCGATCGAGACGGCCAACGCGGAGAAGCGCAGCCTGACCAAGGACGAGCAGGCGGCCTGGGACGGCCGCGAGTCCGAGGTCCGCGAGCTCGACGCGCAGATCGAGAAGTTCACCGCTCAGGACGCCCGCGAGCAGCGCGCCGCCGAGTCCCGCGCGCAGACCGGCGACACCGGGGCCGACGCCGGCAATGCCGGCGGCAGCCGGGTCACCGTCACGTCCGAGCCGCAGATCTACGGCCGGGGCTCCGGCCACTCCTACTTCCTCGACGAGGCGCGCGCGACCCTGCGCATCGGCGACGGCGACGGCGGCGTCACTGCGGCCCGCGACCGGATGCGCCGGCACGAGGAGGAGCTCCGCGTTGAGATGCCCAAGCGCATGGAGCAGCGGCGCAAGGCGGCCGACCTGGCGATGGAAGCCCTGGCGACCGGCCGGGAGGCCCGCACCCGGCGGATGCGCCGGGTTGAGCGCCGCGCCTACGACCGGTTCGCAGCCGAGGGCATGCGGATCTTCGAGGGCGCCCAGGCCGGCCGCGAGCAGCGGTTCATCAGCCGCACCGACGGCCAGGGCGGCTACTTCGTCCCGCCGCTGTGGCTCATCGACGAGTACATCCCGTACCTGCGCGCGGGCCGGACGTTCGCTGACAAGTGGCGGAACTTCCCGCTGCCCAGCGGCACCGACTCGATCAACCTGCCGCGGGTGATCCTCGGCACCGCGACGGGCACGCAGCCCGGCGACGGCGCGCCGGTTCCCGGCCGCGACATGCAGGACTCGTTCGTCAACGCGCGGGTCATGACGGTCGCGGGCCAGCAGGACGCGGCGATCCAGCTGCTCGACCAGTCCCCGATCGGTTTTGACGAGATCATCTTCGGTGACCTCGCGGCGGACTACAACATGCAGCTGTCCGCGCAGCTGATGATCGGCTCCGGCTTCCCCCAACTGACCGGCCTGTTCCCGACCGGGGTCCTCGGCACCAGCCAGAACGCCTACGGGTTCGTCACCCAGGCGACGGCGCTGACCACCTCGATGTGGTCCGGCGGCAGCGCCGCGACGCCGAGCTTCTACATGGCGACGGCGCAGCTGCTCAGCCAGATCAGCCGGAACCGGTTCCTGCCGCCGAACGGGGTCATCTCCAACCCGATGGCCTGGTACGCGCTGGCCAGCGCGGCGGACCTGCAGAACAGGCCGCTGGTCGTCCCCGCACAGCAGGGCAACAACTTCAACCAGGCCGCCGGCGACGACGACGGGCCGGTCGCCGAAGGCCCGGTCGGCCACATCCTCGGCCTCGGCTGGGAAGTCGACCCGAACATCCCCTACACGTTCGGCGGCACGGTCGCGCCGACGATCGGGACGATCTCCAACGGTTCCACGGCGGCGATACCGGGGTCCGGCGGCAACCCCAGCTACACGCCGCTGATCGCCGCGGTGTGGCCCGACCTGTACCTGTGGGAGGGCGAGATCCACTCCCGCACCCTGTCCGAGGTGCTGTCGGGCACGCTGCAGGTCCGGTTCCAGCTGTACGCCTACAACGCGTCCATGCCGAACCGCTACCAGAACGCCTCAAACCAGGCGATCTCGTACGGCAACGTCAACTCGGTTGGCACGCTCGCGGCCGCCCTGTCGACCGGCACCAACGGCGGCCTGGTCGGCTTCTAGCCAGCCCAGCCAAGCGACCAGTTCAAAGGAGAAGGACTCCACATGTCAGATCTTGTTGCGGGCCGGTACCCGGTCAGCGAAGAAGAGTGGGTGCTCGACGGCACGCCGTTGCCGCCGTACCGCCGCACTATCAGCAGGCGGGACATTGCCAGCGGATCGGCGGGCCTTGCCGCCAGTACGTCGCAGGTGATGGCGGTCTTCCCGGTCCCCGTCCAGGCGGGTGACATCTTCAACTACGCGTCACTGCTGGTGGCGGTCGCCGGGGGTACCCTGGCGCACTCGTGGGTTGCGATCTACAACGGCGTCGCCGCAGGCGCGGCGCTGCTCGCGCAGGTAACGGACAACACCACGGCGACGGGCTGGGCGGCTGGCGCGAACAAGCTCCAGCTGGCCGCGCCCGTGTCTGATGTCGCCCAGCCGGGCACCCCGCAGGGGCCGGCGGGCGGCCCCGGCTCCTGGTCGATCGTCGCGGCCGGCCCCGCCGTCTGGGGCGTCGCGATCTACCAGTCCGGCACGACCCTCAACCTGTTCGACGCGATGCCCGGATCGGGGGCCGCGAACGGCGCGGTGGCTGTTACCGGCCAGGCGCCGATGGTGTCCAAGACCGGGAGCCTCGGTGCCATCGCAACGGCCCCGTCGGTGCTGCCGACTATGACCCCCGGCAATGGCGCGGTTCCCTACATCCTCCTGTCGCGGAACTGATGAGCCCCGGGCCCGGCGCGGAGATCGAGGGGTCGGCCCGTCCGGGCCCGGCTCCCTCGGGCCGCGCCGTGGTCCTGTTCCGGCTGGAGACGGAGCGGCGGCAGGCGCTGGGCTGCTTCGAGCACCAGCGCGCCGCCGAGCTGGGCGCGCAGATACGACGGCTGTCCATCGGGACGGCCGAAGACCCCTCAAGGGAGAGAACCGATGGGCATCAGTCAAATGCTGAGCGACGTGAAGGCGCACCTCGAGCAGGGGGCGGAGCTGGTCGCGACGCACCTGCCCGCGCTCGTGCAGTGGGCGGAGAGGGCCGAGGCCGACCCGCTGGTCGCGGCGGCGATTGACCTCGCCGTCCCGCCGGAGACCCGGACGATGCTGGCCGGGCTGCTGAAGTCGGTCGAGGCCGACGTGCAGCGGCTCGAGGCGGCCGCCGCGACGGCGCAGCCCCCGGCCGAGTCCGCGCCCGACGTCCCGGCCTGACCCGAAAGAGAGAGCACATGCCCAAGGCAGCGGTAGGCCGCATCGTCCACGTCCTCGTGGACCCGGCGCAGAACAACGGCAGTGACGTCGCGCCCGCGATCATCACCCGCGCATGGTCCGACACCAGCGTCAACCTGCGCGTGCTCCGAGACGGCTACCCAGGCCCTGAAGAGTGGATGACCAGCTACAGCCTGCACGAGTCCCGCGAGGCGCTTGAGGACCACCGCGCCGCGCGCCAGGCCGATCTGCCCGAGGGGCAGACGGTCAGCCTGCGCGGCGCGTTCTGGCCGCCGCACGTCTGATCCAGCACCCGAGACGACGAGGAGGTGAGCGGTGCCGTACTACATGGGCCAGCCGGTGCCGCTGACCTTCACGCTGACCAGTACCAGCGGCACGCCGGTCAACGCGATCAGCGTCCCGCCTGTGGTCACCGTCACGCTGCCCGACGGCACCACGGCGACCCCGGCGGTGAGCAACACCGGGACCGGGGTCTACACGGCGACGTACCTGACTACCGAGGTCGGCCGTCACACCGTCGCCTGGGTCTGCGCCGATCCCACCTACCCCGGGGCCGGGGCCGACCAGTTCGACTCGTGGTCGACCGCCTCGACGGACGTCCTGCAGTTCTCCGACGCCAAGGCGACCATCTCGATCCCCCTGGCGAACACGCTCTACGACCTTGAGATAGCGGAGTACCTCGCCGCGATCACGTCGTGGCTGGAGTGGTACTGCGGCCCGATCGTGCAGCAGACGGTCATCGAGGAGCTGCGGGTCGGCGGACTGTCGGTGCAGCTGAGCAAGCCGCCGGTTCTCGGCCTGGTCCAGTGGGCGACGGTCCCGGTCCCGCTGCAGGGCACGACCGCGACCGTGTCGATGGCCAACGGCGGCCCGATGTTCCCGGTGATGACGTACGGCGTCGCGTACCCGATGAACGAGCTGACCGCCGACCCGGTCAAGGGGATCGTGCGGAACAACGCGGGCCTGCCGTTCTACTACGGCCCCTATTACTGGCAGTACCTCGCCGGGTACACGGTGATCCCGTATGCGATCACCTACGCGGCGCGGGTGCTGCTGCGGCACCTGTGGGCCCTGGAGCGCGGCGGCGCGGGCGGCGCCGGGCTCGGCGCTGCCGACGAGGAGGTCACCCCGGGGCCGATGGGCTTCATGGTCCCGTCCCGGCTGCTCGAGGCGCTGGCGCCGTACCAGATACCGGCGGCGATCGCGTGAGCACCGCGCTGTGGGCGCTGCTGGCGGGCGCGGCGATGTTCGGCCAGGACCTGCTGTCGACGTGGCTCGTGCAGGCGGAGTCGGGGTACCTGCCGGCCCGGGCGGGCGTGCTGGACACGCTGAACTGGCCGATGGGCATCGCGGTGACCTACACGACGATCCGGGCGCTGGCCGGCCACGACCTGGCGCTCACCGCGGCCGTGGTCGCCTCGGTGAGCGCGGCGAACTTCGCCGGCACGAGCACCGCGGTGCGGATCGGCCGGCGGATGCGCGCCCCGCACCACTGCCCCCACTGCGAAGGTGCGTCGTGATCTGGTTTCTCGACCACATCCTCGGCGCCGCGGCCGGGACCGCCAACTTCCTGTGGGGCGGGTTCCTGTCGTGCATCTCGGAGTTCACGATCATCGGCGCGCTGGCGCAGCTGTACTGGTCGCGCACCTGCCATGAGCCGTCCTGCTGGCGGCCGGGCCACCTGATGGCCGACGGGCACACCCGCAGCTGCTGGTCCCACCACCCGGACGGGAAGCCGAAGCCGGGCCACGTCCGGCGGGCCCACGCGCGGCACCTGTCGCGGACAGGCGGCGCGCCGTGACGATGACCGCCGAGCTGATCCCGAACGTGATCTCGTATCTCGTCGCGCAGGCGCAGGCGTCGGCGTACCTGGGGGCGGCGTCCCCGGCGGTGCTGGTGCTGGACGGGCCGCCGCCGACCAGTGATCAGCTCGTCATCTCCCCGGCCGGGCTGACGCAGCGGCTGTGGGTCGGCGCGGAGGGCATGCCGCACGCCGGGACCCCGTCGGAGGCGGCCTCGAGCGAGCAGGGGTTCGCGTTCCTCGACAACGCCCGGACCCGCGACGACCAGATCGAGATCCGGTGCGCGGCCGAGTGCGGGTCGGGCGACGCGGTGATGGCGACCGCCCGGGGCTCCGGCGGCCTGTCGGGCGGCGGGGCGTTCGCGGTGATGGCGGCGGTGGAGCTCATGCTGCGCGGCGGCCCGAACCCGTCGGGGTCGATCACGGGGCCGGGCGACTCGACGATGGGCGGCCTCGTGCAGTGGTCGGAGGTCGCCGGCCCGATCGGGCTGGCGCAGGAGCAGCAGCAGAACGGCGCGTGGGCGCTGGTCACGTTCAGAGTCTCAGCCTTCGTGCGGCTGACGAGTTAGGAGACGCGGATGCGCAAGGTGAGGTGCGTCAGCCCGCACGGCGGCTGCCACAACGGGATGCGGGCCGACAACGGTCTGCCCGCCCACCCGGGGTACGGCGGCCGGCTGGCGCTGCCGCCGAACGAGGGCGGCCACGTGTTCAACGCGGTGCTCGGCTACGTGGCGGTCGGCGCGGAGGTCGACGCGCCGGAGGCCCCGGCGTTCATCGCCGACGGCTTCCACTTCGTCGACGACGCCACCGGCGAGGCCGACCGGTGCTCCGGCGCCGACGGCTGCTGGTGCGGCGGCGCGCACCACGGCCAGCTGGCGGGCGCCCCGGGCACGGGCGAGGAAATGCACGGGACCGAGCATCCGGCGGACGGCACCTGGTCGCCCGAGATAAGCAACCCGCCGCCCGCCGCCGGGCTGCCGCCCGCGTCAGCGGTGGTCCCTGACACGACCGGGGGTATGTGACCATGGCGATCGGCGCAGGGCTCGCCGCCCAGGCGGGCATCGTGACGGAGGCCACCAACGGCACTTCCGCGACCGTCACCCACTTCATCGAGCTGTCGGACTCCAGCCCGGAGACGATGAAGCTGAAGAAGAACACCGTGCAGGGCCAGGGCCTGCGCGCGGGCGGCCTGTTCGTCCGCCAGTCGCGGCGCGTGGTCGGCTCCTGGGGGGCGGCGGGCGCGATCCACTTCGACGCCCCGTACTCCGGGTTCGGCCTGTTCGCCGAGCACATGTTCGGCGCGTACAACCCCGGCGCGACGGGCGGGACAAACAACCCGCTCGTCGTCCAGCAGGCGTCGTCCACCGCCTACCTGCAGACGTACGCGCCCGGCTCGCTGGCCGGCAAGACGTTCACCCTCCAGATCGGCAAGCCGGACTCGACGGGCACCGTGCGCCCGTTCAACTACGTGGGCAGCAAGGTCACCGGCTGGACGCTGAACACCGAGCTGAACAAGTTCGCCGACTTCACCCTCGACATCGACGCCTGGCAGGAGCTGACCACCGACAACCCGACCGGGACGACGGCGGGCGCGGCGCTGGCCAGCGCGACGTACGCCAGCGGCCAGCAGTTCTTCCACTTCCGGGAGGCCGTCCTGTACGGCGGGGGCACGCTGGCGACCTCGGGCGGCATCACGACCCTGTCGACGCCGACCGCGCTGGCGAGGGTCACCAAGTGCTCGATCAAGTGCGAGAACCCGCTCGACACCGGCCGCTACTTCTTCGGCGGCCAGGGCGGCACCGGCGGCTCGCTCGTCGCCGGGGTGAAGAGCGAGCAGCTGGAGAACAACTTCCGCAAGGTCAGCGGGTCGATGGAGGCCGAGTTCTACAGCCTGGCCAGCTACTACGACGTGTTCGCGGGCGACACGAACCTGTCGCTGCAGCTGATCTTCACCGGGCCGACGGCGATCGCGAGCACCTACTACCCGACGCTGGCCGTGCTGATCCCGGTGATCAGGCTCGACGGGGACACCCCGGTCGTGCCCGGCCCCGGCATCCTCAACCAGACGCTGCCCTTCACCGGTTTGGATGACGAGACCGACAACCAGGTCCAGCTGCAGTACATGAGCACGGACACGGCCCCCTGACATGCCGACGGTCAAGCTGCGCGGCAGCAGGCGGCCGGTGGTCCGCGTCCACGGGCTCCGGAAGGCGATGAAGGCCGCGAAGAGCGTGTCGGCGCTGGACGGCGGATACGAGGGCGACGCGGGGGCGGCGGGCGAGCTCGGCGTGCGGCTGCTGGAGGCCGGGGTGTACATAGCCGGGATCGTGCGGGCGAACGCGGCCTGGTCGGAGAAGATCCCGCCGTCGGTGAAGGTCGGCGGCGGCCGGTCGGGCGTCGTGGTCCGCGCCGGGTCGAGGGCGGCGCCGAACGCGTACCCGAACGAGATCGAGGGCGTGCAGCACCCGGTGTTCGGCCACCCGCCGTGGGTGACCAACAAGCACAGGCCGTTCATGGGCCCGGCGGCCGAGGAGGGCGCGGAGGGCGCGGCGGAGATCGTGGCGCGGGTCATCGAGGACTGGGCCAGGGATTACGGATTCACCGATTAGGAGACCCCTCATGAGAATCGAATGGAACGGCCGGACCTGGGACTTCGACGCCGAAGAGGTCACGATGAAGCAGGCGTTCGTGATCAAGGACAGCACGAAGGACGACGTCTACCCGGCCGGGCGGAGCCTCGGCGCGTGGAACCGGGGGCTGAACGACGCGGAGCCGTCCTGCGTCCGCGCGGCGTACTGGCTGATGTTCCAGCAGGCCGAGCTGCCGTGCCCGATCGGCGACCTCGAGTTCTCCGTCGTGAAGTTCAACAACGCCCTCGTGACCGCGGCGGCGGCCGAGCAGAAGGCCGAGGAGGAGCGGGAGAAGGCCGAGGAGAAGGCCGAGGCCGAGCGGCAGGCGGCCCTGGCGGTCCCTACCCGAGCTGCGTCACCGACGTCCGGCTCCCCGCCGGGTACGACCCCGGGGCCGCAGCCCGAGAGCGTCAGGTTCAGTCCCGCCGCTTCGCCGACGGCGACCTGAGGGAGATCTTCCGCCAGTACATGGTGCCGCTGGCGGAGGTGTTCGGGATGCCGCCGAGGGAGGCGGAGCGGCTGACGGTCGCGGAGTTCGCGGGGTTCGCGGCGGTGATCGACAAGCGCAGGGCAGAGGCGGATCGGAGGAGGTGACGGGATGGCGGCGACGCTGGTCAAGACGCTGTCGATGCAGATCGTCGCCGACCCCGGGAACGCCAGGGAGGTCCTCGCCGACCTGAAGGCCGACGGGGAGGAGCTGTCGAAGCCGATCAGCCTCGTGGCGACCGCGGACACGGCGGAGGCGCAGGGCGCGGTCGACGACCTCGCCGACGCGACGAGCCGGGCCGCGATGGCGCAGGAGCGGTTCACCGAGACGCAGAAGGCGCAGGCCGACGCGGCGGCGCGCGTGGCGGAGCTGCAGGGCGACGGGACGGCCAGCGCCGACGACCTGACGGCCGCGACGGACCGGCTCACCGACGCGTCGCTGGCGGCGGCGGACGCCCGGAAGAACCTGGCCAGGATGACGGCGGTCTCGTCTGACGAGCAGGTCGCGGCGGGGATCAAGACGGAGGAGTCGGCCGGGGAGTCGGGTCTCAGCTTCGGGAAGTTCGGGCTGGTCGCGGGCCTGGCCCTGGCCGGGGTCGCCTACGAGTCGTCGAAGATGGCGGTCGGCTTCCAGTCCGACATGGAGATGATCCACACCCAGGCGGGGGTGGCGCAGTCGGCGATCCCGGGGCTGGAGTCGGGCGTGCTGTCGCTGTCGGGGAAGGTCGGCTTCAGCCCCGACTCGCTCGCGGGCGCCCTGTACCACGTGGAGTCGTCGTTCGCGAGCGTGGGGATCAAGGGGCCGCAGGCGCTGAGCCTGCTGACGATCGCGGCCAAGGGCGCGACGGTCGGTCACGCGGACCTGACGGACGTGACGAACGCCCTGGACGCCGCGGTGGTGTCCGGGATCCCCGGGGTGCGGAACTACGGGCAGGCGATGGGCGCGCTGAACGCGGTCGTCGGCGCCGGCGACATGACGATGCAGGACCTGGCCGACGCGGCGGGGACGGGGATCTTCGCGATCGCGAAGACCTACGGGCAGACGCTGCCCCAGGTCGGGGCGGCCCTGGCGCTTTTCGGCGACAACAACATCCGCGGGGCGAAGGCGGCGACGGAGCTGCGGATGGCGTGGCAGGCGGTGCAGGCGCCGCTGGCGACGGCGGGGCCGGTGCTGAAGTCGATCGGGCTGGACTCGACGAGCCTGGCGCAGACGCTCGAGAGGCACGGCATGACGGCCGCGGTCGCGGAGTTCGTCCAGCACCTGAAGGCGAGCAAGGTCCCCGCCGACCAGTGGGGCCAGGACATGACGGAGATCTTCGGGAAGAAGGCCGGGGTCGGGATCGGCGTCATGGTCGACCAGCTCGACCGCTACAAGGGCAAGCTGAAGGCGGTCGCGGACGGGTCGAAGGATTTCGGGAAGGACGTCGCGGCTGCGTACGCGACCCCGGCGGAGAAGCTGAAGCAGCTGGAGTCGGGCGGCGAGGCGGCGGCGACGTCGCTGGGCCTGGTGCTGCTGCCCGCCCTGGAGTCGGTGCTGGGCCCGGCGGTCAGGTTCCTGAACTGGGTCGACGGCAGCAAGACGAAGATGGAGGTCTTCGCCGGGGTCGTGGGGGCGCTGGCGGGGACGGTGCTGGTCGCGAAGCTGGGCGGGGCGGTCAAGGGCGGCGTCAAGGACTTCCAGGAGCTCAGCGGGATGGTGCAGACGGCCGCGACGAAGCTCGGGATCCTGACCGGGGCGCAGGAGGCGCAGACCGGGGCGACCGAGGAGGCGGCCGGCGCGCAGGCCGAGCTCGACGGGGCGATGGACGCGAACCCGATCGGGCTGATCATCCTCGGGGTCGTCGCGCTGATCGCGGTGATCATCCTGGTCGTCACCCACCTGAAGGACTTCAAGCGGTGGGGCGTCGACGCGTTCCACTTCGTCATGGAGGGGGCCGACGACGCGCTCAAGTTCATAAAGCGCGACTGGCCGCTGCTGCTCGGCATCCTGCTCGGCCCGATCGCCCTGGCCGCCGGGATCATCTACATGCACTGGCGGGGGATCAAGACCGGCGCGACGGACGCGGTCCACTGGGTCGAGCACGCTTTCGACTGGCTGACCGGGCGGCTGGAGACGCTGCTGCTGCAGGGCGGGATCAACCTGGTGATGGGCCTGGTCCACGGGATCGAGTCGGTGGCCATGGACCCGGTCCACGCGGTGGAGGGCATCGTCGGCGACGTCCGCAGCCTGCTGCCGTTCAGCCCGGCGAAGAAGGGGCCGCTGTCGGGGTCGGGGTCGCCGGACCTGGCCGGCAAGAAGCTCATGACGATGCTCGCCGACGGGATCACGTCCGGCGCGTCGCAGGCGGAGCGCGCGGCCCTCGGGGCGGTCGGGGGCGTCTCGTCCGCGCTGTCCGGCGGCGGCGGCGGCCGTGGCGGGCCCGGGGGCGGCGGGGATGTGTACAACTTCTACGTCTCGCCGCTGTCAGACCAGACGAAGGTGGCCCGGGACATCCAGCAGATGCTGCTGGCGCTGAAGCGCCGCAATGGCAGAGCACCACTCGGGCTCACGTGACCAACCGAGAGGAAGACGACATGGGCGCGCCGGCATTCAGCGAGGCCGAGCAGGCGGACGCCCTGCTCTTGATGGCCACGCTCCTCCACACCCAGCACGTCGGCGACCGCGAGGGCGTCGACGAGCTGCTCGGCCTCGCGAGCGCCAGGGAGCTGCACGGCCTCGCGCTGGGCTTCCTCGACGCCTGCAGGGATCTCCTCCCGCGGTTCGCCCTCGCGCTGCGGTCGCTGCCGGGAGACCAGGCCGCGTTCGTCCGCGCCGTCGACGCCGACAG